TGCAGGCCCAGCCGGCCGTCAGCACGAACGTCGAGCGCTCGCGGATGCGCCCGTGGAAAGCGGGCGTGTCCTCGGCGGTCGTTGTTCGCCCGGTCCGCGCTGATGCGATCACGCCGCAACTCCTGGCGGGCGGCAGCTACGCCTGGGACGCGCTGATCGTCGTCGAGTGCTACGCCCGCGCGGCAGCCGGAACGTCACCCGACGCTGCCGTCGATTCGCTGCTTGGCGCTGTCTACGGGCGCCTGATGGCGGACCAGACGCTTGGCGGTGCAGTGCGCCACATCGAGCCAACCACGATCGGCTACGAGTTTGACGTCGACGAACAGGCGACAGCGTGCGCCTCGATCCAGTTCATCGCGCGGTCGGTGACCGCGCCCAACGCTTTGTGAGGTTTCCATGAGCTTCAATTTCGCCGAGGGCACCCGCCTTCACTACAGCAACACCCTGGCCTCCCCCGTGACGGTCACGGCGGTCACCAACGCAAATCCGGCGGTCGCAACGGCCACCAGCCACGGTCTCGTGGACGGCGACGTCGTCCTGTTTTCGAGCGGCTGGGACGGCGCGAACGATCGTGTGTTCGTGGTCAATCAACTGACGGTCGACACCTTCGAGTTCAACGGTCTCGATACCAGCTCGACGGCCCTGTTCCCGGCCGCCGGCGGTGTCGGCACGGTCCGCAAGATCTCGAACTGGGTCGAGGTGCCTCAGCTGCTGGACATCACCATGTCCGGCGGCGAACCGCGGTTCACCACGATCAGCCTGCTGGCGTCGCGCAACGACATCCAGGTGGCGACCGGGTTCAATGCCGCGACCATCAACTTCACGCTCGCGCACGATCCCACGAACCAGGTGCAGAAGGACCTGGTCGCGATCACCGAGGTGCTCGGCAAGGCCGCCATCCGCCTGCTGATCGGCGGCTCTGCGCCGCTGTACGGCTACGGCAACCTCGCGCTGTCGTCGATGCCGACGATGTCGCGCAACCAGGTCAATCAGGTGTCCGGCGCACTGTCGCTCGGCGGTCGTCCGACGGCGTACGGCTCCTGATCCCAGCTTGCGCGGACGGGCGGCCTAGTGCCGCTGAGAGTGTCGGCACCGAGCACTCACCGTCCGCGCAACCACACATCGGGCGCTCTCTCACATCGGGCAAACACACATGGGCATCAAGATCGTCATCGAGGACAAGGTCCGCTTCAAGGTCAAGGGCGTGATCCGCGACGAAGCCGGCATCGACCAGCCGTTCGACTTCAGCTTGACGTGTCTGCGGATGGACGCGGACCAGATCAAGGCGAAGCTCTCCAGCGACAGCGACGCCAGCATCTTCGATTTCCTCGTAGATGTCGTCGAGGACTGGGCTGGAGTGCGCGGCGGCGACAACGCGCTGGTGCCGTACTCGGAGGACGCGCTGCGCGAGTTGTGCCGGATTCCGGGCGTGGCTGCGGTGGCATTCCGCACCTACCTCTCCGAGGTCGGCGCCCGCGAAAAAAACTAGCCGCGCTCGCACGCCAAGTCGCCGAATCGTCCAGCCGTGATCGAAACACCAATGCTCAGTCCGGGTTCTTCGCCGACGCGCTCGCCGTCGTCGGTGGGGCGCAGGAGATTGCTTACCTGTGGCCCGAGAATGTCGAGGCCTGGACGTGCTGGCAGGCCGTCCAGACTCAGTGGCGGCGAGGGCCGAGCGGCGAGGCGACCGGGCTCGACTATGCAGGCGTGCGGGCGTGTCTCGATGAGCTTGGTGCGACAGGCGAGGAGCGTCGGTGCACATGGCTCGGCATCCAGGCGGCCGAGCGGGCAACGCTCGCAGTGCTCGATGAGCGCCGAGGCGCGGAAGGCTGAGTCGTGAGCGCTGAAGTCGGCATCAAGATCGGCGTTCAGGGCGCGAGCCAGGCGACGCAGCAGCTCGCGGGCGTCGACGCTGCGCTGACGAAGCTCGGATCGGCGTCGGACACCGCGCGCAACGCGCTGGCTGCGATCGGTGTTGGCGTGTCGGTCGCGGGCTTCGCGAACTGGATCAAGTCGGCCGTCGATGCAGCCGACGCCATGAACGACATCAGCGAGCGCACCGGGCTGGCGGTCAAAGAGATTGCCGGCCTCCAGCTCGCGTTCCAGATGGGCGACGTCGATGCCGCCGCGCTCACCGGGACGATGTCGAAGCTCTCCCGCTCGGTCGTCGACAACGCGGGCGCCTTCTCGGCGATCGGCGTCGCGACGAAAGAGGCCGACGGTTCGTTCCGCTCGACGCGCCAGATCCTCGGCGACGTGGCCGACAAGTTCGCGAGCTACGAAGACGGCATCGAGAAGGCGGCGCTCGCGCAGGAGCTTTTCGGCAAGAGCGGCGCCGACCTGATCCCGGTGCTGAATATGGGCGCCGAGGGCCTGGCCGAGATGGACGAGATGGCCGCACGCCTCGGCCTGACGCTCGACCAGGAAACCGCCGAGCAGGCCGGGCGGTTCAATGACACCCTCGATCTGATCGGCGCCGGCGCCCGCGGCATCGCCACGCGCATCGCCGCTGACCTGCTGCCGACCCTGTCCGGGTTGGCCGAACAGTTCTTCAACTCGGCGACCTCGGGCGACACGCTCAAGAGAGTGGCTGAAGGCCTCGGCCTTGCCTTGAAGGCTCTTTACGTTACCGGCCGAGCCGTCGTCGAGGCATTCAGCGCCGTCGGCAAGACACTCGGCGCATCGGGCGCGGTGATCGCCAACGTCCTGTCCGGTGACTTTGCTGCAGCCGGTCGAATCGCGGCCGAGTTGAAAGGCGACCTGCAGGCCGGGTTCGCCGACGCACTCGGCGACATCGAGCGCGCGTGGAAGGCGACCGGAAGCGCTGCGGTCGAGTCGCTCGCGGTCGCGCAGCGCGGCGCCCGGGCAACCGCGCCCGTCATCAAGAGCGTCGGACAGGCCGCGAAGGAGACGGCCGACGAGTTCGCCGCCCAGCGCGATGCCGCGAAAGACTGGGCCAAGGCCTGGGGAGACTTCAACAAGATCGGCCGCGACGCGGCTGCATCCGCGGATGAGCTTACGAAGGGCCAGGCGCGCCTGGTCGAGTACCTGCAGTCGCCCGCCTACACGCAAGCGTCCGACGCGATGCGCGAGCTCGCGCTGCAGGAAGCCTATGCCGCGATCTCTGCCGAGCAGGCGGCCGCCGCGCAGAAAGCGGCAGCGAAGGCGGTCGAAGATCGCGTCAAGGCCGCCGAGGGCGCGGCGGACAGCGCGGAGAAGGCGCTCGCCGACCTGGAGCGCGAGAACGAGGCTGCGGCGATTGCGGCCGAGCGCAATATCTCGCTGGCACAGGCGATCGAGACGGTGAACCTTGCGCGCCTGCAGGAGCAGCGTGCCATTCTGGCCGCGGATCCTGCTCGAGCCGCCGAACTCGCGGCGATCGACCGGGAAATTGCCGCCCGCCGGGCGCTGTACGACGCGATCGGAAGCCGCGACGCGCGCGAGGCCGCAACCAAGTCGGCCGACGACGCGGCAAAGGAGTGGGCGAAGTCCGCCGACAATATCGAGCGCTCCCTGACGGACGCACTGATGCGCGGCTTCGAGTCCGGAAAAGGCTTCATCCAGAACCTCAAAGACACCGCCGTCAACGCCTTCAAGACGATGGTGCTGCAGCCGACGGTCAAGGCGATCGTCGGCGGTGTCGCGGGCTCGCTCGGGTTCTCGTCGCCTGCGTCTGCGGCCGGATCCGCGATCAACGGCGCCGCCGGAATCGGCAACCTCGGCTCGCTACTCGGCCTTGGATCGGCCGCGACGATGTTCTCGGCCGGCACTGGCATCGCCAGTTCGGTGATCGCTGCGAACGGATTTTTCGGAGGCGCTGGCGCTGTCCTGGGATACGCGGCCGAGGCGGCGGCGGCGGGCGAACTGGCGCTGGCAATCGGCACGGCGGCGCCTTACCTGCTGCCGGCGGCCGCTGCGATCATGGCGCTGGTTTCGATCCTAGGCAAAGGCGGCGGACCGAAGGCCGGCGGCGAGGCGGTCTTTGCACTGACCGGCGGCACGGCAACGCTCAGCACTCAGCGTGCTCTGTACACGCCATCGACCGCGGATGCCGACCTCCAAGGTACGGTGGCCGGTGTCGTCGAGTCGATCAAGCGGGCCGCGACTTCACTGGGTGGCGCGATTGGCGACTTCACGGTTGGCCTCGGCTACGACACCGATCCGCGGGGCGAAACGTCCAGCCGGATCAGCTCGTTCCTGTCGACCGCGCTTGGCGACGTGCTGCGCAACATCAACCTCGACATGGGCCGCGACGCCGATGCGCTGCAGGCGGGGCTCGCCACCGAGGTGCAGCGGCTGATCCTAGCTGGCCTGCAGACGGCAACGCTGCCGACTCAGATCGAGCAGATCTTCGATTCGCTGGACGCGGCGACCGCGACGCAGCAACAGATCGACGAGGTCTTCCAGGCCGCGACGGCGATGCGTGGCCTTCTGACGGTGGCCGAGAGCCTTGGCTTGCCGATGGAGCGCGTCTCCGAGACGCTGATCGGAGCGGCCGGCGGTGTCGGGTCGTTGACCGAAAAGCTGTCCGGGTACTACGCCGATTTCTACACCGAGGCCGAGAAAACGGCGCGGGCAACCGCGACGCTGAAAGACCAGTTTGCTGACCTCGGTGTGGCGTTGCCGGGGACGCGCGAGGGCTTTCGCGCGCTGGTCGACGGCATCATCGAGACGCTGGCAACGGGCCCGGCCAACGCGGCCCTTGAGTCGCAGCTTGGCGGCTTGCTGACGCTGAAAGATGCGTTCTTGGCGGTGACGCCAGCCACCGAGGCTGCGGCAGAGGCGGTGGACACCGTCACGGAAAGCGCATCCAGGCTGACCGAAACGCTGTCGACCGCCGGACTGGCAGATCTGTACGAAACCGTCGGGCTCGACAGCTACGCGGCGTCGCTGCGCAAGTTCGACACGCAACTGAAGCTGGTGACGGCCGGTTTCTCCGCAGAAATCCCGAAAACGCTCGAGGACCTACAGCGCCTGGTGCTGTCGGCATCACCGGAGCAGGCGGCGTGGCTCGCGACGTTCGCCGACGACCTGGTGAGCTTCGTGGATGTCGTGGAGGAGGGCGCAGGCACGGTCGGCGCGGCCGCGGTGACGCTGGACGAAGCGCTGCAGGCGTTGCGCACCCCCATCCGGACCGTCGAGCAGATCGCGCAAAGCCTGTTCGCGCTTGAGTCTCAGGGAAGCCAGCTGAACGTCGACTTGCTGCGCGCCCAGGGCCGTACGACTGAAGCCGACGCCGCGCAGCTGGCGATCGACACGGCCGGAATGACCGACGCCGAGAAGGCGCTCTTCAACTACAACGCGGGCCTGCGCGATCAGATTGCCGCGCTTCAGGCGGCGTCCGCAGCCGAGGCTGAGGCGGCCCGGGCGGCGCAGGAGCGAGAGCGCGCAGTTCAAAGTCAACGCCAAAGCCTCGAGCGGCAGCTGCTGGAGGTTCAAGGCGACTCCGCAGCTATTCGCGCGCTTGAGCGGTCTGCGATCGACGAGAGTAATCTGGCGCTCTACGACCAGATCATCACCCTCCAAGACGCCGCGGCCGCGGCCGCGAAGGTGGCGGACGAGGAGCGGGCACTGGCTGCGGATCGTGAGCGCATCTCAAGCCAGAGATCCGGGCTGGAGCGCCGGGAGCTGGAACTGCTCGGCGACACAGCCGCTCTACGGGCGCTTGACCGAGCAGAAATCGACGCCAGCAACCTCGCGCTCTACGATCGGATCATTGCGCTGCAGGACAGCGCCGCAGCATCCGCAAAAGCAGCCGAGGAAGAGCGCACGCTGGCCGCAGAGCGCGATCGCATCGCATCGCAGCGGGCCGGTCTTGAGCGTCGCGAGCTCGAGCTCCTTGGCGACACGGCAGCGCTGCGAGCACTTGACCGCGCGGCCATCGACGAGAGCAATCTCGCCATCTACGACAGGATCGTCGCGCTGCAGGATTCCGCTGCGGCTGCGGCCGCCGCTACCGAGACCGAGCGCGCCCTGCAGGCTGAGCGCGATCGCGTGGCGGCGCAGCGCGCCAGTCTGGAGCGCGAACTACTGGAGTTGCAGGGCGACACCGCTGCGCTTCGGGCTCTTGAGCGCGCAGAGATTGACGCGAGCAACATCGAACTCTATGACCAGGTCGTCGCGCTGCGAGATCTTCGCGACAAGACCGGCGACGCGGTCGATTCGACCGAGACGCTCGCCGATGCGCTCGCAAGACTGCGCAACCCGATGCGCAGCGTCGAGGATGTCGCTCGCGGGATTCTCGCGCTCGAGGCCGATGCCGCGCGACTGGCGGTTGATCTGCTGGATGCGCAGGGGCGCGTGGACGAGGCCGCTGCTGCGCGTCGCAACCTGGACACCGCTGGGCGGACCCAGGCCGAGATCGCGCTGTACGACGCCAACGCGGCGACGCAGGCGCAGATCGACGAACTGCGTCGGTCCTCGCAGGCTGCTGCCGCAGATGCGGCCGAGCGGGTGCGATTGGAAACCAGGCTGCTCGAACTGCAGGGCGACACCGACGCGCTGCGGGCTCGGGCGCTCGAAGGCCTGTCCGCAGAGAACGCCGAGATCCAGCGAAAGATCTGGC